TTATTCATCACTTATTACTGTTCTGTACCCTTCAGGAGCTTTTTCAAAATTGCTATTCATGGGGATGCAAGCCATCTTCCTCTTCCCCGCCGCCCGTTCCCGGCTCTTCATCTTCCGGTTTCTCCGCCGCCGCGGCTACCCCGCCGCGGTTCGCTCCCGGAATCACCTCTTGCAGGGTCAGTCCGTTCCGGGCGCAGGCTTCTTTAGCCATCTTCAAATTCCGTATCTTGTTATTCACGATTTCCTCAAACGTGCATCCGTAATTGGCAAGGCACCAGCCATCCTGATCCGCCAGAGCGGAATCCACCAGGTTAATCATCAGATTCCCTTCCCGGCCCAGGTCAATAGTCATGTCGCTCATGGGCGTCCACAGGCACCGCACCCAATGCGGATCCCGGCACAAGCGCAGCCGTCCCAGGGCCATTTCCCGCGCCAGCATGAAACGCCACACCCGCACGCACCACATTTGCCTGTAGGCATGCCTGATTTTCAGCCAACGCTTCAGCTTCTGCATCACAAACCGGATGCCGCCGCTTCCCAACTTGTCAGGCTCCCACAGCAACGCCGGAGAAAGCCCGATGCCATAAGCCACCTCATCCATCAAATGCTTCAGCAACGCCATCACATTAGGAGACGGCCTGTTATCCGTCAGCACCTTCAAATCCCGGCCGGGCGGAAGCTGGTGGACAGTAGGCCCCCCTAACACCTGCTCCACCCTGCGCCCGTCCGGCCCCACGGACACCTTGCCCACGGTCCCCATGCCCGGCCGTTTCTCCGCGTCCCCCGTTTCTACCAGCCCAACGGAGGCGGCCAGCTTGGCAGACTGCTTGACATACCCCACAATATCCGCCTCATCATGCAAATTCCGGATAGCGCGGTGCAAATCGGACAGGCCGCGCGGCTTCCCTCCGCCCATGTTGTGCCGGTACAAAATAGCATCACGGGCCGGAATCACCGTCACCTCCCCCTTGTCCGGATGCCGCAGCCCGTAAGCCGCCGTCCTCCCGTTTTTATCCCGCATCACGCCGCAATTCCACGCCTGCCCCCCATCAGCCGGAGATTGCACTTGCGGAGCCTCGTAAAACGCGAACGCCCCGCCGTCATCCGGCCCGCTGGTCAGTACCGTCAGCATATCGCCGTCAATCACGCGCTGCCGCTCGCTCCATATCTGCGCCGTAAAAAAATTCAGCTCTCCGCGGGCGTCAAACAATTCCGGATTCACGGCCCGATTCATAAAAATCTGGTCCGCCTCATGATTCCAGTCTTCATCCGCCGTGCAGGCATGGGGCACCAGCCAGCCCAGCAACTCCACCACATCCGCCACGGCCTTCCCGGCAAGCCCGGAATTCGCTTCCAGATTCCGCGCATTCCGCCAAACCCGGTCCAGCGTCCAGGAATCCACTTCAAACCGGCTGTCCAGCGTAGGCCAGTATAACACGCTGGAGCCTCCGAACTGCAACGCGGCCGCATACCCTCCCCACATCTCCCTCCGCGCCGTTTCCGGTTCCCGGTTCATCTTCACCCGCGCGCCATGACCGCGGCGCGCCCCGGCATACACCTTCCTTCTGTTCCTGCCCATGGTCAAAAGCGTGTTATGGTATGGTCAAACCGCACTTCCCGCACGCCGTCATCCGCGGCGGCCAGGCCGGAAAAATCCCCTTCCTCCATCTTCTTGACCGTGATTGCCTCCTGCAAGCAGGCTATATGGTCCTTTAAATTCATGGTCTCCTGCGCGGTGTAGGACGTTCCGCCGCCTGTGGAGGCCCCGGTTATTTCCTTGCGCCCTTCCAGAATCGCCAGCTTTTCCCGCAGCATTCCCTGCAAATCCGGCAAATCATAATTTTCCACATAAGCCTGTACAATAGGGTTCATACCCTTCAGGAGCTTTTTCAAAACCCGCTATCATCCGCCACAACGCCCGAATGTCATTGACTTCCTTTCTCACATATCTTTCCATATATTCCCATGACAGGAGAGAATATAAAATACATTGATGCCTACATCTTCATGTCCTATGAGAACATGATTAAAACATTGGAAAAGGGGCGCCTCAAAGTCCTTTTCCCGGAAGAATGCAATGATCCATTCGAATTCATGTCAGCCCCGCCAACAAAATTGCCAGACGGATATACCTCTTTCGATAGCAATCATTTGCGTAAGGAATACGGCTTCCTGAGCTTTACCAAAACCTATAAATCACCCACCATGTGGGCACACTATGCTGATAACCATAAAGGATGCTGTGTGCATTTCAGATTTCCCTCGCTCCCGGAACAAAAAAGTTATAATAGAATATCAGATCCTAAAGAAGAGCATCCCTATATATATAGGCGATTGATGGTAGAACATGAAGGAGACTATTTTTTTTCGAAACAAAATCCAAAAACAAAAGAAATAACTAATTATGTTATACTATGGGATATTGACTATCAGAACGAACGTGCCAAATTCGATGGAATTTTATCAGGATATACTACATCTGGAGATCAAATAGAATTCAAAATAAACCCTATTTTTATTACAAAAAATGAATCTTGGACATATGAAAAAGAACAACGCATTATTATCCCAACTTCATTTCCCGCAGAAGTAGAAGATAGTTTAGTATTCATCAGAGGATTCAATCTGTATATAAAAAGCGTTATGTTGGGGATGCACTGCCCTTATCCTGAAGGATTGACGCAATCACGCATCAACGCTCTTACTTTAGGAGAAAAAAATGGTATAAAAATCACCTATAGCGATGAAATTTCTTATGATGATCAAATAAATGTCAGTAGGGTCAAACCAACCAACAACACGTTTGAAGTCATTTCGGATGAACACGAAGCTTTCTTAAAAGAGCTTAAGAGAAACGGAGAATAACACTCTTCCCCGCTCTCCAGTTGAACACCATCCGCATCAAACCGGTCCGCCTGGTTCGGGATCTCCTGAAAAATCTTCCACAAAAAAAGCCCCGCACCGGTGCAACGGCGCGGGGTTTATTTAGAAAGGCGGGATGCTCTATAATCCCTGCTGATTCTCCTATAGCATATATAAGAAAAACGTCAACCCCTTTTTCCTCCCTCCCGCTTGCACTCGGGAGGGAGGGCTTGACTAGCCAATCAGGAGCACAAGCACCTGCCCAAGCCACTCAAGCAACAGGGGGTTTACATAGAGCATATAAACCTTTCTATTTAGGGGTTAAGCGTTACGGCAGGGCCCTTCCCTGCCGTCAACGGCCCGGACTATACCACACCACCGGGAAAACCCGCACTAAAAATAAAACTCCATTTGCACATCATCCGTAACAGACTGTTCCACCTGTTCCAGCACATCCTGAAAAGCCGACCTCAACGCCTCTTCATCAAACGCCAGCGACAACCGTTCTACGAACGCATCAAAAAGAACCTTCACCAATTCCGGAACCTCCCGGCCCCGCTCCGCGTGGTACTGTTTCAACGTCCAGAAAAACGCCTGCCGCTTGTCCCAAAAATCTTTCCACGCCGCATTCAGCCCCGCGCATTCAGGGTGCAGCCATTCCCCCTCCAACAGCCGCGCCGGCGTATCCGGAGGCAGCCCATGCTTTTTCAGCAACCGCGCCTTATACAGCCCTGCTTCCAAAGCCGCCTTCAGCCTCTCCAGCACGTCATTCTTCCGGTACTCCCTCATTCTGCTTCCTTTCTTCAATCGCGTTCATTTCTTCCGCGTAAAAATCCCCGCGCCGCACCCACCAGGACACCTGCCCGATTTTTACGCAGTCTCCATAATGGTCATTCGGCAGCTTCCGCCATTGCGCCAGGCCGCCGCCCCTTGGCTTCTCAAGCTGCTGCCCGGACAATCCGGCCAGCAAATCCTGATCCGCATCTTCCGGCAAATGCAGGGCCGGAGCCGCCCCTTTCTGGATGCGCCCCGCGTAAAGCTCCATTTTGGCGGTGCGGTCCACGTACAAATAAAGCTCCAGCCCCGGATGCGACTTCACTTCGCTAACATTCCAGCTTCCGAAATTCGCGCCGCTCCCCTTCGTAGGCCATAGCTTGCCGTAATACTTATAACACTCGTCATAAACCTTCTGCGCCCAATCCCCGGAATCAATCAGCCCAAAATCAGGACGCACCCCGCCCCACTCCAGGCTTTCAAAATGGGCCCCTATGCCCGGCGTCGCGTCCGTCGTGCTGATGCCCAGCAGGGTCCCCCAATCAACCACCCATGTTTCCCCGCCGCGCCCTATCGCCTGCGCCACCCAGTGAGTTTGATTCTGGCCGGGGTCATAGGCCACTACCATATAATAATAATGCCGCGGCAACTCTCCGCGCCGGCACACACCGCGCAGCCCCCGCACACTGTCATCCCCCACCTTGATTTCATACTGCGTAAACGGCAACGCCTCCCAGCCGTTCCGGAAATTGTGCAGGGCCACCTGCCGGAACAGGTCATTTTGAGCCACGATGAACTTCCGCGCCGTCTGCCCCCATGTCACAAACGGGGAATAAAGGGAATTCAGGTGATACCCCCGCCGCGCGCGGGAGGCGTTCGGATTCGTCGGCCGCCACTCCCCCTTTTCCATCATCCCAATCTTCTCCCAATCCTCCACCCGGCCCTCGCAATGCGGGCACACGTAAAACGTATGATCCTGCACCCAATCCGCCAGCGCATCCCCTTCCAGATCCTCCCGCCTTTCCCATTGCACCGTATTCCGGCTAAACTCCAGGGGCATCATTTCCCCGCAGCGCGGACACGGCACATAAAACTTCCGCATGTCCGTGGTAATAAAATTCTGCCAGAAATAAGAATCTTCGGAAGAAGGCGTGGACGCATGCAGAATCTGATACCGGTGAAAGCCCTTCGCGCGCTCTTCAATCAGGTCCACCGGGTGCGCTTCTTCCTTATTCTCATGCTTATACTTCGCTTCCTCGTCCATCACGCAGCGCATAATGGGCCTGCTGGACAAATTGCCCGGCTCCGACACCCCAACCATGTAAAGTTCCATGGAATCCAGGCGCATTTCCGCCGCCGTGAAGGCGTCAGGGTCACGCCGCTTATGCCGCGCCAGCACATCATTCTTGGATATAAGCGGCTGGAGCCGCGCCCGTGAAAACGACCTGGCAAGAATTTCCGTAGGCAACGCCCACAACATGGGCGCGGGGTCATTGTCAATAAAATACGCCGCCGCAATCAACAGCGAAACCGTCTTGCCGGACTGCGTGCCGAAACACCAGTAAATATGCTGCAACCCCTCTTCCCTGATGCTTTCCAGCGGTTCCCGCATATACGGCATGCGCGCCGTGGAAAACCGCCCCGGCGCGTTCGGTGAAGTCTCCCGCGGCAGGACCAGGCATCTTTCCGCCCACTCCACCACGCCCGGCTTCTCATGTATCTTCAACTTGCTAAACATGATTCAACAATCCGTTTATTTCCGCGTTCAGGTCATCAATCTTCCTGTTCCACTCCCGCGCCCATTCGTCCCAGGCTTCATAAAAACGCGGCCGTCCGGCCGCCTCCAGCCGGGAACCAATAAAGTCCCTCTGCTGCGCCATCAGCTCCGCCAGCGGCGCAACGCCCCGCGTCCGCATCTCGTGAAACACATGGACCGGCACCAGACTTCCGGCCGCCTCCTGAAGCCTCTGCTCATGCAGGCCGGCCCGCTCCCAATTCGCGCGCGCTTCGCGCACGGCACGGGTGAACGACGCAATCAACCCCACGTCACCGGACCGGGCGGCCGTTTCCAGTTGCTCTTCCATCCTCTTCAAAATCTGCCATGCGCTTTCCTTCGCCTCCCCTGCCCGCGCCAAATCGGACGCGCCGCCCATGGGCGCGCCCTCTCCGCCGCCTCCGTCCGCTTTCGCAGGTGACGGCGGAAACTGCTCTGCCAGAAAACCCCTCCATGCAGGGGAATCCTTGGCCGCTTCTATCTGCGCCCAACGCAAAGACTTTCCATTCTTCTCCGCGAAAGCCTTCTTCAGCGCGCCGTTTACTCTGTCTCTCTTCTGTCCCATAACTTCGCTCCCTCTACTATTAAGCGAAATTTTCAAAAACGAAAAAACGCCCTCCAAATCAGCCTCTTTCCCCCGTCCGCCGCCCGGAAGACGAAAAAAACGCCGCCATCCGTCCGCTTTTGCGAAAAAACCGCAGACCCACGCGAACAAAAACATGACCATTCCCCTTCATGGTGCGCTAAAAAAATCCCTTCATGAACACTCCCGCCTTTCCCTGTGTCCGCCGAACTCCGCGATCAGGGCCCCTCAATTAAAAGATTCCTTGCCGCCCACCCGGCACCTGCCATCATGCGCCCGCATGGCGGCCCTGCCTTCCCCATGCCGGCCTTGCCTGCGTGCCGTTCGCGCCCTTGCCCCGTGTTTTCTTTTCGGAATCTTTTTTATATATCATTCTTCTATCCGTTATTATCCGGTAATAAGTACGCAAGTACGCTATAAGATACATATTCATCTTATCATCAAACGCTTATTCCCTGCGCCGTCATCCTGCGCCACGTTTCAAAAACGCGCCGTTATCTGCCCACGCTCCGGCATGTTCCTCCTTGCGAAGCACTCTTCAAAACCCCACGCCCCCTTTCAATCCGCACAAAAGCGCGCCGTTCTCGGACAGGAACGACGCTTCCCAAATCTAAAATGAAAGTGTGAAAACGCCTTAAAAACGGACAAGGAGAAGAAGGCGGGAGAAAGGGAAGAACGGCACGCGGCAACGACGCGGAAGAACACAAAAAAAGGCGTCATGAACTGCTCATGACGCCGGAAAGAATAGAGAAACTGGCATCGCGTACGGGACTCGAACCCGTGTTGCCCGCGTGAAAGGCGGGAGTCCTGGACCGCTAGACGAACGCGACATTAGGTTTGCAGGGACTGCGCAAGGGAGTAAACACCGTCGGAAGCCAAAAGGCAAGAACTATTTGAGCAGAAAGAGAAAAAAGGCCAGCTTCAGAGAGTCATCCAAACTCATTCATCCGTAACAAACTCCTATCTGGAATCTTCATATTTCTAAATTGAGAAATATTTTCCTTGCTTGATTTTCTAAAAAAGGTAATATCGAAACATGAGCAGCAAGAAAAAGCTTCTGGAAAAAATCATGAACCCTGACAAAACAGGGAACGTCACTTTTGAAGAAGCAACCAAATTGCTCTCCCATCTCCATTTTCAATTCAGGCAAACTGGAGGTTCCCATATGGTCGCCTGGCATGAAAAGATCCCAGAGATTATTAACATCCAACCCGGCCCCAATGGAAAAGCCAAACCCTACCAGCTCAAACAGATAAGAACCATTATCAACCAATACAACCTCCATAAAACGCTATGACCCCGCACTACACGATCAACATCGAATGGAGCGATGAAGATGCCTCTTTCATCGCCACCGTCCCCCAGCTTCCCGGCTGCATGGCGGACGGCCCTACGGAAGAAGCTGCCCTGGCGGAAGCCAAGCGCGCTATTCAGGACTGGCTGGAAACGGCCCGCGCCATCAACCGCCCCATTCCCCTTCCTCCCCCTACTATTGAAAGCCTGGCCCGCGCCTCCGCCCTGCTCAATAAATCGGCCATAGCCCGGCTCATTGGCTTGGAACAACGTACCCTGAATGCCCGTATCAAAAACCGGACGCCCCTCACTCCAAAGGAAGCGGAACGTCTTCAGAGTGCGTTGCAGGATAACAATCTTGCCCTCATCTGACTTGTCACACCAGCTTTTTCCCGCAAGCCCATGGCTCCAGCCATGGGCTTTTTATGTTTTCCCCTTCACTCTGCTTGGCCAGCATCAATTCTAACATTATAAAAAAAACTTGTCCGCACCTTCAAAATTAAGCTAAATATAGGATATTTCACCAATGAACACTACTTGTCCAAACTGTAACAATAATATCACCTGCCCGGATCACTATGTCGGCAAGCCCTGCATTTGCCCGCACTGCCAGCACAGTTTCACGGCTATTCCTACCGTCATCAGCCAGACAGCCCCCAATTCCAAAAAGGGAAAGGATAAAGCCTCTGAACAGGAATCCGCCCTTTCCCTTGCCACCGGAACGGCCAATGTCTGCATCTTTTTTGCGGTATTAACCTTCATCGGAACTCTTATCACCGGCATCCGCACTTATCCAGTACCGGAAATATCCCGCATACCTCTGGCCGGATTTGGCCTTATTATCCTGCTTGCCCTTCTTCTTTCCATGGGGTGGCTTGTTGCTGCCAGCATCATCAAGCTTCTTGTCTGTATCGTCAAAAAATAACCATCCTGCAATCATGGTAACCATTTCATATACGCTATCTGACAGCGAAGATAACCCCCTATTCATTCACAACTGCGGTTCTCGCAAAACAGATATTTGCCTGTTTGAATTTACAGGATATATGCTTGCTTGCGATTTGTTAAATCTCTCTCCAAATCTAGATGATATTCCAGAAGTGCTTCCAACTCTTCAAAGATTAAAAAAACAGCCAGGTGCTTCAGAAGTTTTATGGGCTATAAAAGAACAAAACCTCTCTCCTTATGATTTCTGGAATTTATCTCTTAAAATGATACAAGACAGAAATCCCATTAGCCGAGATAAAGAAAAACTCCTTTATTACAATCATTTATGGAATCACCTTGCTAAACACTTGTTTTCCCTCAGCTATTCATCTTCAATCACCGCAGAACTTATCTCCCGTCTTATTTCTTTTTTGCCTCCTGAATCAGAAAAAATATCTACTTGGCAACCCTATAAAACCGCGCGGGAAATCATGACCAGTTATTTAGAAACAGGAAAAGGAAAAATCCGCATGTTACTTTTTCTTAAACCTTTTGGTTCTGATACTCTTCTTGCAAAATCAGAATCATGGATATCTCGCCAACGCACCGCCTCCCATGAATCAAAAAACTGGCCGGCTTTCAAAAGGACTTGGTGCCTATTCACCGGGAAATCACCTTATGCGCAACGGAAACATTTAGAAAAAATTGTGGAAAATTTAGGCGGCGGAATATCAAGTAAAAGCTCCAGAGCAGACCTCCTGATATGGTGCGCTGAAGGGTCAACAGCTTACAAACACGGAAATATCGGCGGAAAACTGGCCCATGCTATGGAACCGGGTTCTCCTACTGTTATCATCACAGAACAGGAATTTTGGGAAGAAGCGGAAATAGAATCGGGGAAAAAACGTGAAGAGCTACTAAGAGAAGTTCTATAATATATCTGCATTTCCTTCCGCCGTGCCTCTCACCAGGCACGGCTTTTTTATCCTCCCTTCCCGCCTAACCGGTGATAATCATTCAGGGCTACGGACACAGCAGTTAAGGCCTTAATCGCCCGCTCACACCATTCTCCGGGAGTTTCCCCCCTCAACGCCGCAGCCTGACGGATCATTTCCAGTTGTTCCGGCGTAAAATCCATACTGATCTCAACCTGCTTCGGTTGTTGCTCTTTCTCCATCAATTCCCGGAGCAACTTTTGCTTTTTTTCTGGAATCTGCTTATAGGAAAACCAAGAATCTACTGTTCTTTTACCAACACCCAATTTTTCAGCCACCCAGTCACGGCTTTTTCCTGATTCTTTCATCCAACTTTTCAGCTCATCTCTAAATTTTTCCATGCCCGGACACTACAACAAAATTGCACGGCAGGTCAAACAATTTTCCCGAATGACAACTTTTGAGTAAAAATATTTTGACTGACGAGCAACTTTGTTGTAATCAAAAACCATGGCTACGACATCATTACAAACCAACCTCATCATCCGGCTGAAGGAAGAAGACTTCCAGGCATTGGAAGGCATTGCTGAACACATCCATATCCCGGTGAAAGACCTGGTCCACGGAATCATCTCATACGCCCTGGACCAATATTCAAAATCAAAAACCACCACCCTCAACCGCCCCGCCGCCTGACCTCAACCACAACCAACCATCAAAAAAAGCTGAATAACGCCGCGCACCTGCGGCGTCACTCACTGTCCCGCCCATCCCGCGGGAAAAACGTCAAGCCTCTCAACAAATGCAAGGCCCATTCTTCCACTGTCATTCCCTGCACCGCCGCATGCGCGGACAACCGGGAAAATTCTTCCTCCGTAAAACCGCAGCACACCTCATGCTTCTCCCGGTCCACACGGGCCGCCGCTTCCTTCTCCATCAGCAAAGAAATCAGCTTCTCATGCGCGCGCGGCACATCTGCGCCGGGAACATTCAGCCATTTATAAATGGAGGCCGTTGTGCGGCCCAACTGGGCTGCCAGCCAAACGCCATTCTTGCCACAGCTCTTCAGCCACTGCTTGACCTCATCATTCTTCATGGGCGAAAACATGTAGAAAAATTCTTATTTTGTCAATCAAGAAACGCAAAAATGTGAATTACATTACATTTACGTCTTGACTAAATGTGAATAAATCTATATTCAATCATTCATGGAATGTAATATATCTCATACAAATCCGAATCAAACGACCACCCAACTAGTCTATCTCCCCTTTACTGCGGAGGAACACGCGGCCCTCATGGACATGCACGCCGCCGCTAACCCCGGTGCAAGTCCGGAAATGCTCGCCCGCACTTTTGCGGACTTCATAGGCCGCCTCATTCTCCTGCGTGATCGCCGCAACCGCCCCGCCGCCTAACAACCACAACCAACCATCAAAAAAATATGAGTACAGAACACAAAAAAGGAACCACCATGAACACCCCCACGCAAAATACTCCCCTTCATCCCTTGTTGGATCTCGCAGAGTTCACAGACCGGGCAATCATCCGGACTATTCCTTTCCCTGTAGGAACACCGCACCATCAACACCTGCTAGAAACCAATTCCTGCCGGCTCTACTACACCGAACACGGAATCCTTACATTCCACGCCATCACCCCCTCCATATTGGAAGAGCACAAAGGGGGCTACTATTCCGAGCGTCTTATCATAGCCACCGCCCGCAAAGGCTTCACGACTTACCTTGCCTATGATCCCCTATGGACCGCGCCGGAAGAAAAAAATACGGACGCCCCTGAAGACAACTACACCCGCGCGGCCCTCTGGCTCAAAAAAACAACTTACGAACCTGGCCACGCGGCCCGCTACCGCATAGAACACATTTTGCGCTCCGCCTATCACCTCACCCCGGAACAAACCTCTTCCCTTCTGACGAACTGGGATTCCCGCTTTACTCCAAATATCCCTTATCAATCCTCAACATCAGCAAATCCCATTGGTCAGACTTCAACTCAAACACCAAACCATTCATCAGAGAAATCCGTACAGGCTCTCCCTTCACGCCCCCATACTCAACGGAAACAATAGAATTCCACCCTACTATGATATGCCTTCCAGATACTAAAACTAAGTCAATATAATCATCAAAGTTATCCATAAAAACACCCTACCACCAACAACCACCTCCCACCAAGAAAAAACATGAATAAACAACGCCGCAAAGAGATAAAAAAACTGCATAAAGCACTCCAGAACCTTCATTCCCGACTGGAAACTATCATGGAGAAAGAAGAAGAGTATCATGCTAACCTTCCGGAACAGAAGATCAGCCGCATAAAGAAATCTGTAGATGCCATTTGTTCCATGACGGAGGCCGCGGAATGCATAGCAGGAGCTTTAGACTACCTTGAAGAAATTAAATAATCCCATGAAAAGGACAAGACAATTTGACGACGTCAAAAACGGCGAACTGATACGCTTCCTTGTTGAGCCTTCATCATCGCCTTACGAAAAGAAAGGGAAAGCACATTGGGATTTTGGCATTGTCGTTTGCGCCTATATGAAAAATTTTTTCGCTGTTACCACTACAGGGAAATGGAGTGCTTTTTACACTTTCAATATCCGCAAGGACGGCATGGACAAATCAGGAAAAAGGGCCAAACAGATTGCCTTCCGCATCTCGCCGCAAGAAGCGGAAAATAATGTTGCTATTCAGCGGTTTTTAAGAATCCGTGAACAAATAAAAGCACTCGAAAAGGAAGCAAGTTGCCTAAATAAACAAATAGATGAAGGGGAAATAATCATGTTTCCGGAATATCCGTTGCCTGAGGATTAAACGCTTAATCAAATATCACTATGAAAGCTCCGGCCAAAAGAAGGAAATACGGCCTTAACGTATGGAAAGCCCACTTAAAAATTGACGCCATGCACATTGAAGCAATGTATGACGGCTCCATAGTCAAGGATATATGCACCGGCTCCATCGGCAACAACTGGAAGGAAATTAAAAGAAAAATACTCAACCGGAAAAGAAGAAAAAAATGACCACCAAATACGACTATACCTATTCAAAAAAACAGGATGCTCTAAGAGTCAAAGGAACTAAAATTTTCATCACAAAAGAAGGTTCGCGGAAGTGGCGCGCCTACCGTCTTAATGGAATATGGATAACCCAAAAAGCTTACGGCGACACTCCGAACGACGCCACATCAAAACTTATCTATCTATCACAGACATCTTACAAATAAAAGAATATGAATACAGAACATAATAAAGAAACCGACAACTACTACCGGCTTATCTCCAAACCCATACATGACTATGACTACAACTATAACCTCTGGCTAGACAAAGACGGGTTTCATATCGTTCTATATCTCACTAATGGAAAAGAAAACAAAATCATAAAAAAACTTCTCAGTACCCGAGATCTATACGTGGCCCGCAAAAGAAGGGATAAGATATTAAAACAACTGGAAGGAAAAGAAATTTTCTTATGAAGAACTCCATCACGCTAGAAATCAACATAAATATCCTTTTATTAGAAAATTATGTATGTTTACAAAATAGAAACAAGTTACATTGAAGACAACTTCAACGGCACCTCTTGCCAATGCTGCGGAAACTGCCAGCTATGGGCACCGGAACAGAAAATTGACTACAAAATCAATGCCGCCGATCCGGACATTACCGACACTACAGTAACGGCCACCCCCCTCAATTTAGGAGCCTGCGTCATCAGCCGCCGATCCGGAACGGACGGGGAAACCTGTTACTTGCAAACCCACCGGACTTCCGGAACCTTTTGCCGCCACCACATCCCAACATCACCCTACGCCGCCCACATCAAACGCCACGGCCTCCCCTGCACGGCCATCACCCCTTATATCATCCACCTCTAACCCCCCCCACACACACCAATGACCCAAAAAGAAAAAGAAGAACTCCGCAACTTGCCGAGCAACTCCCCGCGGCTGCTTAACCAGACCCAGCTTGCCGCCGCGCTTGGAGTTACCATGGCTTTCACCTCCGCAATGAAAAAATGGGGCTGCCCGTTCCCAGGCGGCCGCATCCTGATTAAAGACGCCCTGGCATGGCTCAAAGCAAACCCGGAATTCCGCCCGTACAAAGAACGCAAAAGCCCTACCGGCCCCCACGGCATTCCGCAACGCAACCTTGACGCCTACAAAACATCACCTAATTGAGCCACATCACGCGCTTTCAGTTTGCGGTAAATCGCATGTACCAGCTCCGACGCATGCCCTACATATTGCATACATTGCCCTTCAGAAAAGCCCGCGCGCGCCAGCCGGGTCACTACCGTTACCCGCGTACAATGGAAACTCAAATCAGGCATCCCCAAATCGTCAAAAAACTGGCACCATTGCTTGCTTGCGTTCCCCGGCAACTTAACCAGGGAGGAACGCCCCTCCCGCATGGCCTTTTCCGCAATCGGCCTAATGTCCCGATGCAAAGGGGCCTCGTGCATCCGGCCCCCCTTGCCAAGAAAACGGATAGTATCATGTTCCAGATCCACCCGTTCCACGGGCACCTGAACTTCCTTCAGCCGGCATCCCTGCTTCATGGCAATCATGAAAGAATCCCGCATCCATTCCGGAGCTTCTTTCAAGGCTTCCGCAATGCGCCGTTCTTCTTCTTTCGTGATTTCCCTTTTCTCCCGCGCCGGGTCTTTTCTCAAGCCCATGTGATAACACGGGTTTGCGAAAATATAGCCCTTCCTTACCGCCTCCGTCATGATGCGCCCCAGCACCTTCAGCTCCAGAATGGCACTATTGCGGGTACACGCGCGCCAACCGTACTCCTTAGCCATGGCCGCATCCGTCCGGAAAGCCACATAATCTTTCAACAGGTTATAATCCACTTCCCCCGGATGCTGAACATCCCGGAGCCTGAAAAACAAATCCAAATGCCTCCACGCCACCTGATAACGGCGGCGCGTGCCTTCACGTTGAAACTCTTCCAGGAACGCCGGCACCCACGCCTTGAACAACTGGCGGCCATCTTCATTCCGGGCCATCTGTTCCTCTTTCTCCAGTCCGCGCACATATTCCAGAATACGCCGCAGGGCCCCAGGCTGGTCATGCCTGATTTTTGTCGCACGGTATTTCCGCCGCCCATCCGGACGCATCACGCCAACCCAATAATAGGGACTATCCTTGCGCTTGTAGTAGGATGCCATAGGAGCAACGTAGTACAGCGTAGTAAATCCATCAACAACAAACATAAAAAAACCTAGTAAAACCATGACAAAATACCCCCTGAATATATGCCGGAATAACTCGCGGGTTCGATTCCCGCTCCCGCCTCCATGTTTACTTTCAACATTTTACGCCTTTAGCGTAGTAAAAAATGTAGTAAACATCTTGTTTTTAGTTCCACTTTTGGAGCAAGCCTTATCTTGGAAGGAGGGTGCATTATGAGTTCCAGCCCCTCTGTTATACACGTTTACGGCGATTGGCTGGACTACCTGCTGCACGCCTACGGCGAAACGCAGGAACAATGGAATGCGCCTTTTGATGCCGCTCCCATCCTCCCTGAACTCTCAAAAGAACTCTATGAATGCGGTTTGAATCATCATCAGCTTGACGTGGTGAAAGAAGAAATAGCGGACGCCCGCCTACATATCCTTATCGGAATTTTCACTATCATCTTCCGTAACGGCTACCACCCGCAACGCGTCACCCGGAATGTTTACAAACTCGCCAAACTATACTGCCCGGAATCAGTAAAAAACTTGTCTCATTCCGATCTCGCTCTGCTGACCAGCGACACAATCAGCGCATCATCCATGCGGGCGCATGCCTGCAACGCTTTCCTGGACTCCTTAACACCCGCCCAAGCTCAAGCTCTTATCGACAAATACGGTAAAACCGCCCTGCACAAGCTCGCACAAGTTTCCTGGACCAGCCGGAAGGCCCAAAAGAAACGCCGCAGGAAAAAGAAGCAGGACACCCCCGCCCACCGCACACGCAAACACCCGGAACTCAATCTTGACCTTTGACCATGGACGCCATTTCCCGCGCACAAAAACATATTGATACCCTGGAACCGGCTGTTTCCGGTTCTGGCGGCCATGCGGCAACCTTCCGCGCATGCCGCATCCTTGTAAACGACTACAATCTATCTTTGGATGAAGCCTGGCCTATCCTGTTATCATTTAACGCCCGGTGCGAACCGCCTTGGAATGAAAAGGAACTCCGGCGCAAGTTGGAAGACGCGGCGCGCCGCCCCAAGGGTAACTACGGCACCGACAAATCCCAAGGACGCAAAAAACCGGAACCGACTACCTTGCCCCCCTCTAAACGCATAGCCAAGGGACCAGCCAAATACAACCCGCCACCCAAGGCCCCCACAGGGCCGCCGCCAGTCCCGCAGCTTGATTCTTCCGTCATTGCCACCCTGGCGGAAAAAGGGGCTCCAGTATTATCCCGCTATTTCCTCGCCAACATCTCCGCCACAGATCCGGCCATAGTTACGCCGGATCTGTATTTACGCGCCCTGTTTGATACGGCACGCGGTGAAAAAACAATCATTTTTGCCGACCGAAAAACGCAAGGTCAATGCCTCTGGCCAGACCAGGCCAAACACATTCCCACGGCCGCGCCGGACGGCATTATCTTCCTGGGGCAGCCCGTGGACGGATTTTTCCGCGTCAGGGACGGGAAAAAAAGCCGCCGCTCTTCAGAATGCGTCCTCACCTGGCGTCATGCCTTGCTGGAATCAGATCAAATGGACGACGTGAAGCAATGGCTCCAGGCACTCATTACTCTACCCCTCCCCATTGTCTCCATCACCTTCTCCGGATCCCGATCTCTGCATGTACTCTTCCGCCTGGAAGCAGCCACACACGAAGAATGGCGCGGGTATGTGGACCAGATAAAGCCCGCCTTAGCCCTCATTGGCGCAGACATCCAGGCCCTCACAAATCATCTTGTCATGCCGCGGCTGCCCGGCTGTTATCGCACCGTAAACGGCCAGGAAAAACTTCAGGAACTTTTGTATTTCAACCCGCGCCCTACCCTGCGCCCCTTACTCTACGCCACTCCGCTCCGCAACGTAGAACAGGACTGGACAACCCGCGCCGCGGAAATCGTTGCCCGGCCGGATGAATGGCCGGTTCCCTTGATCCAGCAAGCCGCCGCAGCCTGCACCACCTACGGCCTCAATGCTGCCCTCCAATCTCTCACCCCCTTACTCCCTCCCAAAAAATGACTTCCCCCCAAGAACTTATTCTCAAATTACAAAATTTGCTAACCAACGCCTCCGGAGCGGATCTTCAGCAATTTCTGGCCGGTCTGGAGCAACCAGGCCCCGCCCCTGCCGGAGACGACCTTACACCGGACGGAAGAATCAAAGTTGCCATGCCCTCCAAAAATGGCACGACAACCCCCCAATGGTGCGAACGTGTTGCCATAGCCCTCCAACGCGCCAATGCCCCTATTTATAATCTGGCCGGCTCTCCTGTGTATATCACAGACGACGGCAAAACCGTGTACCTTAACCCCAACAATTTCATTTCCGCCGCGGAAAAATATATCTGCCCGTGCGCTTTCCGCTCCAAAGATGATTCAACGCTCGTTTACCAGCCCATGAAGGAACCGCTAGCAAAGCTCACCCTTTCATCCATGGAATTCCTCACGGCCATCCCGGAATTGATCAAAATCCACGACCAAATCACCCCGGCCATGCTCCCTAATGGCTCCTACCACCTCAACCAACGCGGCTATGATCCGGAAAGTAAGATCTACACCCTGAAAACCGCCGTGGACTACGACACGGAAATGCCGTTGGAGCAAGCCTTGCTTATCTGGCGCAACTGGCATAAAGAATTCCCCTTCCTGGACTGGTCTTCCTCTGACCTCCAGGAACGGGCCACATCCGCCACATCCCGCTCATTTGCGGTCCATACCTGCGCCTGCGTCGCCCTGTACGCATCCGCCATGCTCCCTTTGTCCTCACCTCGACTTGGTTATGTCTATACCTCCAATTCTCAAAGATCCGGCAAATCACTATTGGCAGACCTTGCCACCGGCATCACGTACAACAATAACGCAAAACATCCATGGTATTATGACGACGAAAAGCTTCAGGGCGTCTTGAACACCATCCTTAACACCCGCGCGCCCTACGTCTATTTTGACAACCTGCGCGGCAAGCTGCAATCTACTTGTTTAGAATCCTTCATTTCTTCCGTCTCCCAAGACATACGCCCATTTCATACGCAATCTCTTGTTACCAAGCAAAACTGCGCCACCGTCTTCATCACCGGAAACTCCCTGGAGTGGAACACAGACCTTGCTTCCCGGCTGCTGATATGCGACTTGAATTTGACAGAATCCAATCCCCAGGACCGGACAGTTCAGCGCGTCATTGACCTTGAAACCATTCAGGACTCCGGCAACCGGGCAGAACTGCTGGCCTGCCTGCATGCGTTTGTTCGCAACTGGATAGAGCAAAAACGGCCCATGCCGGACAAAACAAGAGCAGGGTTTCAACGCACATCATCCATTATTGCGGGCATTGTCTCCCTGCTTGGCATTGGCGATCCGTTCGGGGAACGTCCTGATGAAATATACGGAGGCGGAGACCAAAACCTTCAGGACATGCGCGACTTGGTGCAAACGGCGGTGGCACGCCTGAAGCCCGGTGAAACATACGGAGAAATCAAATGGGACGAAATCATAGAAATCTGCATTGAACGCAACTCATTTGAATCTCTTATTGACGCACGTACGGAATACGTGACGGAAACGGACGAAACCGGGCATGAAAGCAAGATACCCCGTTACAAACTCACCCAGGCATCCAACAAACGCTTTTCCTTCCTTCTTAATTCAACCTACGGAGGGAAGACATTCAAATTAAATGACGGCCGCACCGTCAAATGGGATTCCCGCGGGAAGAAGCGTAGCAAAAAATATACGTTTCAAATATCCTGACGATGATAAAAAAAGCGGCATTATTAGCCGCGCCAGCATGACAACCGCACGCTTGACAAATCCGGCAAAAAGAGCATAGTAAGGACGTATTGATTGCCGAACATCACATGTTCACCTTCTAAACAATCGGCCCCGGCTGCTGGAACAGCCGGGGCCTTTTTTGTCAGCTGAACAGAACTATCAAAAGCTCAATCAGCCGTTGTATTGAATGCCAGTCTATTATCACATATTACACCTCCTTTCTTAGTTCCGGGACCAACCCGGCACGGCAAATATACAGAAAAACGGAACTTTCCGCAAGATATTTTTACTCTGTAATTTTTTGACGCTCAAAAGATTACTGTTTTACAGCCGCGCGCACTGAAGGTGCATCCAGTCATAATTCCGTTCACGGCCC